TTACTTTTCGTTCACCACTATGAGCAGTGTAGGCTACGGTGACATCACCCCAAAGACGGATCTGGCGAAGCTCGTAGTCATGTCTCAGCAGTTCCTTATCATGACTGAACTAGCAAAGGCGATGAAATTATTTTAACTTTGAGATCGTGTACGCGGCGAGTAGTGAGTGTACCACGTAATAGAGAATGTTATAATCATCTATCGATAACATTCGCTTGATTTGTAGAATTGAAAAGATGTCGTACAGTTGTCTGTTTTCATCTATGCCACATTCATTATTGTAGATGGGCATGAGAACACACCCCTGTTCTCGATTAGGGTTTACAATTCCTTGAACTATTAAACCTATGGTAGCGATCAAAAGGCCATACAATACGCGCTGGTCGTCGAATATGAATGGACCTAAATATACGAGAACGGCGGTCACGTTATGGAAGTAATGTAACACGTTGTGTTTGAGAGGTACTTGTTTTTTACATGGATAGTGATACTTATCTAACGCGTAAAAAATCAAACCCAATAGCGCCAACAATAAAGCTTTGTTCATCGTTCCTGAATTATACGAATATTTTTATCTTTGATCGAGTCAAACTCCTGTTCTGATAGTATGAAGTTCGAATCGAGATTGTCCACCATGTGATTGACTGATTTAACGGCTAAAGCGACACCCGTGTTCAAAACCCAACTCATCACGACCGCACTCGGAGCACACCCTCGTTCCTTTGCGAGAGTACAAATCTGTTCATCTATGAGTGCATCTTTGGACATGGGACTATACGCCATGACGTTAATCATGTTTTTGTCGCAGTAGTCGCGCAGTTCTTTTTGTTGAAAATAAGGATGAAGTTCAACTTGATTCAAGGCTGGTTTCATGTGTTTTATTTTTTCGAGGTGTTCGATCTTAAAGTTTGAGACACCCACGTTTCTACACAGAGTTCCCTCGAGTTTTTTCATTTCGGTAAACACCTCGACGACATCCGCGTCGAAACGTTCTCCATCCTTGTATACGACCGGCCAGTGTACGAGGTACATATCGAGATATCCCACTTGAAGGGCGTCGATACTATTTTGACATGCATTCCTAACATCATCATGTTGATCGTTCCAGAGTTTTCCGATGATGAAAAGATCTTCACGAGTACACACACCTTCGTCGATACATCTCTTAATGTCGTTCCCGATCATGACTTCGTTACCGTAAAAATGTGCACAGTCGAGGGTTCTGTAACCACATTTGATAGCCTCGTACACATCACCTTCTTTTGCGCCACACGTTCCGTACGCGATTTTATGCATCTCGGTTCGGTTTGGAAATATCATGCGATCTATGCACACCTTGTTTAGTCCATAACAGAGTGTATCCGTTTCGAGACCGACCGTGTCATCGACGAGGTTTTCACCAAAGGAAAAATGAACCTGTCCATTTTTCACACTCTTGTCGTTATACATAAACTCAAACATTTCGCTCATCGTGAATATGTCTCCACACCGAAACATCTTTGGAAGGTGGAACGTATCGGAATATCGTTTGTGTACATCGATCAGTTTGTCGTCGTGAATACCTAGGAGGTGACCGACGTGCGACGCACCGATCATACCCACGTTCACAGCTTCTCCGTGATAATATTTGTCTTTCGAAACATACTCTAAAGCATGACCGTATTGGTGTCCGTACATGAGTATAGGGTGCAGTTCCCACGGATCGCTACGTATGTGTTCTATCTTAGCCTGTATGGTTTTCATCACATTCGAAAACATATCGTCATCGGAAAGTGAAAAGTTTTCACATACCGCATGTTTGATGATCTCGGCATACCCATCCCATATGAAACGTTCATCTAATGTTTTGAGAAAGTCGTAGTACACATAAATATTGGACGGTACTTTGTAACACCCAATTTGATTCTTTCCACATTCGGTATTAAGTGCTTGTTTATATGAAATACATGCATCGGTCATGGCGAGTACCGTCGTGGGAAAGCTGATAAACTCAATACCTCTTTTGTACGTTCCAGCTATGAATCCAGCCAGGTTACTGACGGAACCACCACCCACAGACACGATCACCGTATGCGTGTCCATCTTATGTCGTCCCATCTCATCGACAAACTTTGAATAATACGAAATGTTTTTGTATTCATCTTTGGCTTCAATTTCAAAAACGATTCCATCAATCTTCGGAAGACCGTACAACTTTTTTATGTTCGTGTCGATGAACAACACGACGCGATTTTCAATCTGTTCGATGATACTCTTCCAGTCGGAAACGGTTTCAACAGTACATACATTTTCTACTCTTCTGTTAATTATAATCTTCATGTACTGTATATGAATATACTCCTATTTATTCTGATGGTCATTCACGCGGTGTGGATCATCGGGTTCCAGACGTTTGGATTATTCGTTTTACCGAGGAGGTTGTACTACGTGTATCCTCTCGCCTGCGCACTCGTGAGTCTCCACTGGATCATTTTCGACAATAAGTGTATTTTGTCGGTTCTCGAAAATAAAGTTTCAGAAGACAAAAACGGTAACGACGACACGTTCGTGTATAACGCGATACGCGACAAGCTCGGGATTCCCATATACGATCAAAAAAGGTTTCAGCACACGATGATGACCCTGAGCTTCGTGTACGTCGCGTACTTGTATCGTAAAGATCCTAAGATTTTGACACTCTCCCTGATGTGTCTGTATCTCAATAGATGGGACGTGTGGTCTAAAAATTTTCTATAGATACAATATGAGCGATTGTTACCGTACGAAATCATATACGATCGACAAGGGTAATTACGATGGTGTGATAGAATGTACCTACGTTTTACTCATGGAAAACTCCAAAAGAGAGGAACAAATACTACGACAAATTGAAGATGCTAAAATTACATCAAAGGTTACGATTCAGTACAACAAGGGATACAAAAAATGTGAGAAGAACCTGAGAGTTAACAAACCGAACTACGACCTCGAGAATGCTTTGAAGAATGTGTTTAAGCATGCACTCAACCAAGGATATTCCAGAATTATCGTACTCGAGGATGATTGTCAGTTCGATGAACGCATCAGAGATCCAGTCGTCGTGAATGATCTGCGTACATTTTTGGATCGACGCGACCCACAAATATACAACTTGGGTATGACACTTTCGTTAATTTCACCTAGTGATGTTCTTCTTCACAATAAGAACCAGCGCTTGTTATACACCACATGCGCTCACGCTGTGATTTATAATAAAACGTATATGGAAAACGCGTTGACTCGTGAGTTTATGTTGGGACACGCAGATTTCGAGATGAATCGAGTTTGGTCCAAGTACACGTACACGTATCCACTCGCATATCAAATATTTGAGGATACGGAAAACAAAAAAGATGGTTGGGGATATATAGGTAAAATAGTTGATATTCTAATCCTCAAACCCCTGAAATTGGATACACAAGTACAACCCGGCTTTGACCGTCTCAAACTCGCATTCGACTACCTAAGTGTCGTGTTGTTTTTACTTTTGCTATTCTACATAAAAAGGAAAATCGTACGTAAGTAAAATGAATATCGGAATCGTTACCGCCGGTGGTGTGTGTCCAGGTGTCAACAGTCTCATCCATACGCTTACCCTTTACGAAAAATCACAAGGAAATCGTATTTATGGATTTAACGAGGGTTTTCGTGGCGTCAATACGAACGCCCGTGTGACCTTGTCCCCAAAGAAAACAGAAGAGGGTGCGGGTTCCATTCTTCGTGTCTCATGCGATCCCGTCGAACTCGAAAAGGCTCGAGAAAACATCAGAGACATCGATCGTCTCTATTGCATCTGTGGTAACGAATCCATGAAGAGTGCGAAAAAGATTGCACTCTACGACGACATTAAAGCGAACGTCATCGGTATTCCAAAGACGATCTTCAACGATATACCCGGCATGGAATCTGTCGGTTTCCAAACTGCCGTGCAAGAGTTTGCCAAGTACATCGACTACGCCTACACCGAGGCGACGACGACAAACTCGGTCGTCTTTTTGGAAGCTCCCGGAAAAAGAGAAACCGGTCTCGCCATGAATGCCACATACGCGAGGTACTCAAAGGTGACGGATATGATTAATAAACAGACGATTAATACGATCTCTGCTCGTCAAATTAAAAATAATTACGAAGTGAATGGCTACGCCGTCGTAGTCGTCGGTGAGACGAGTGAATACAAAGATGTTCTTGACTTTCTAAAACAAGATACAGACGCCGAGGTAAAAATTATGAGTCCCGGTTTTGTCATCCGAGATGCCGAACCTTGCGTCTATGACACGATTCTCTCTGTTCGTATCGCCCGCGAAGCTTTCGAATACGCCCAAAAATATCGAAACTTCATCAAGGGTGCCGGAACCGCGATACTGTTTGAAGACTATCTGGATGTGGTTTAAAGAATAGCTACCCTTATACGATGTGTTATACACTATGATCAGTAAAATGATCGATCGCACCCGTTCCCATAGCTCAGCTGGTTAGAGCGTGGTGCTTATAACGCCAAGGTCACGGGTTCGAGCCCCGTTGGGAACATGCATTTTTACAACGATTATTTCCTCGTTGTAAAAATATGGTCAAGACGTTTCAGTACGACATAACGGATGCGACTTCCCCAGTCCACATGGATTTATTTTTCAATTACGTGTGGTCACACGATGAAAAGGTTCATATCATTTTGGACACGACCCGATGTAAGAAGGCTTCACTCGGACGTATTCTCTCGATGCGCGAAGTTCTCAACAAACACCGTCCCAATTCGAAAAAGTATATCGATCACACGACGGTATTCGTAAAGTCCGGTTGGGTGAAGACTTTATTGAACATCGGATTATCTATCATTCGAACGGAGAGACCTGTGCATATCAGTACCCGTATATGATATCTTGTGGGGTCAATTCTGGCATTTGTCTCGAAAAGAACGAACGGTTACCATGTTCACTGTGCCCGATCGTACTCGGACCACTTCTATCGATTTTTATGTATTTCCTCAGATCTTTGTAATACACGCGAGCGCCCTTGGCTATTAAATCCTCGTGCTTCATGTCGATATGATTGTCCATTGGGAGGAAATACTTGTGGTACTTTTTCATATTTTCCACGTGTATCAAGTAACATTTGGTACTCGACACCCAATTCAGCTTCTCGAGCGTTCCCTCCTTCTTATCGACGTGTCGTGATAAACAGTGAAAAAAACACATCTCGAACTCATTACCCTTTTCGTCTATGACACTTTGTATTTGATCGTATAACTTATGGGACTTCACGATGACGTTATCTTCAAATATGACTGCGTACTTTAGTTTCTGTTCAAAACACCTCTTATAAAAGTCCATGTGTCCCATGAAACAACCGATGGCACCCAAATTGAAATACGTGATGTCGGGTCTCTTCACATCTGGGTTGTAATGCATCTCGATCGCCTTTTCAAAATATTCATCTTCTATGTACTCTTCAAAACCTCGAGCGACTTTTACATTTTTCGTGTTTGGTCCATAGATGACTTCTACGGGAATGTCATTTCGATGACTTTTGAAAAAATTTCTCTGTCTCTCCTCTTGACCTTTAACGGTGAGGAGAAAGCAATCGTAATCATATCCTCCTCGTTTACTGGCGGGTCTTTTGTAATAAAAAATCAGCACCAAC